ATTTCCCATGACCAGGAAGTGATTGTTATCCAGAACCTTCTGCACAAATTCCTGTGTCATTTCATCTTCCAGCGTGATCATAACTCTCTCATTAAGGAGCAGATCTGCAATATCCTCTGACAGTTTCTTTGCCATTCCCATGCTCTTCCTACGGCATCGTTTACTTGTACCTCGTCCGGTATTCACCTTGTAGAACGTAAACTGCCGGACATTGGAATTGTACCAGCTGATCCACTCATCGATCTTCCGGTAGAATGAAGCATCTACCGTATCGATTCCTTTTTTCCTGAAATAATTAAAGATATTCATCCTCTTCTCTCACCTCCCTGCTGCCGATATCGCGTATGTCTATTTCTTCCGGCGTTTCATCTTTAGGTAGCCAATGTTTGATCTTGCTCCAGGCGCCCATAACCACATAGCGTATGGCATCCATGCAGTGATCCGCTTCCTTCACCGGCACTTCTTTTCCTTTTTCAATGGATTTCTTATCATACTCGTAGGTTCCAAACTCCTGCACCGCATACTCCTGCTTCGGGGAAATCGACATGATATCGAATACCAGTGCTTTCTGTACCCGGCTGATTCCAAGAGCCACATCATTTTCCGCATCCCGCTGAAGCACCTGATAGTCCAGTCCGGTTCTGGTGGCTCTCCTGACCTCTTCTGCCAGACCTTTTGCAGATGGATCCAAAAAAATATAAAAGATCCGGTTCTCATACTGTTCATGCAGCTCATCCATGAACTCAATCAGATCTTTTGCATATTCAGACGGGCTTTTCTGCCTTCCGGATTCCCGTCCACTGTGATAATATTCTCCAAGTCCCGGAAATTTCTTCCGGTAGGTGTCCAGGCCAAACGCTTCAAAGGTTGTCGCATTCTGCTGACCGTAGTCACCGCCAATGTAAATCCGGTCATATCTCCTGTCCGGATCCGGCTTTTGTCTGTGCCGATCTGAAAACATATAATAGATCAGCTCATCCACGCCAATCGCTTCACCGAGCCATACCCACCGGTACATCTTCGGATCCGCTTTTTTCATCATCTCCGCCGATGCAATCAGATCAGGACCAAGCCAGTCCACCGGCACATCCCGGTAATCTGTGTGAATGTGAATGCAGT